TTCCCACCACAGCAGAAGGTCGTGGATCCAAAGTTGACACACTGCCTGGCGGTGAAAACCTAGGTCAAATTGACGATTTAAAATACTTCAACAATAAAATGTGCCGCGGGCTGAGGGTTCCTAGCTCGTACCTACCCACTGGACCGGATGATTCCGATCGACCAATGAATGATGGCAGAGTGGGCACCGCTCTTATTCAGGAGTATCGTTTCAATCAGTACTGCGAGCGTTTACAGCGCCAGATCTGTCAGAAGCTAGATGATGAATTCAAAATGTTCCTGCGTTGGAGAGGATTTAACATTGACTCCAGCCTGTTTAACATTACATTTGCACCGCCACAAAACTTTGCCAGCTATCGTCAAGCTGAACTAGACACCACACGTATGACAGCATTCCAAGGGCTGGAGCAGTTGAGTTACATGAGCAAGCGTTTCTTGATGAAACGTTATCTTGGACTCAGCGAAGAAGAAATCAATGAAAACGAACAGCTTTGGAAAGAAGAGCGCGATCAGCCCGAACTGCAAACACAGAGCGGACAAGATCTACGAAGCGTTGGTATCAGTCCTGCAGACTTTGAAGCTGACATTGGCACAGGTGAAGAAATTGCGGCTGTGCAAGGACAACCCGAAGGTGGCATAACAGCACCCGCTGGAGCTCCTGTGGCCCCTGGTGGTGCTGCCGCTGGTGCAGGTCCTGCAGGTGGATCAGCTCCAATTCCAACTATCTAATAAATACTAGCATGATATTGTTTGAATTCTTTGACAAAGACCCTGCTGGCTACCAAGATGTTGAAAAAGACAACAGCCAACCTGAGCTGGGTCAACTACGCAAAACCAAACTCACTCTGCGCCAAATTAACAAATTACGCAGAATGAATGATGTGCGTACCTTTGAATACAAAGAACAACTCAAAGACATCAAACGGCAGTACATGCCTCCTGCCGCACCTCCTCTGTAATAGAGGTCTTATCTCGGTAGAACGTTCGTTTTCTACCACTTTTACCCCATAAACCGCATAGATTTTGGCATGTGTCGTAAATATCACACAGAGCCATTACTTGGAGGAACCTCATGAATAAATTTGAACAGCTCATTGAATACGTCATTAACGACGAAGAGCAAAAAGCACGTGATCTCTTTCACGAGATCGTAGTTGAAAAAAGCCGCGGTATCTATGAAGAATTGATGTCCGAGGAAGAAATTGAAGAAGCCAAAGACGAGGACGAAGAACTCGACGAAGCCAAGGACGAGGACGAAGAACTCGACGAAGCCAAAGACGAAGAAATGGACGAGTCTATTGAAGAAAACATGATGGGTGGCGATCAAGCCGCTGATCTAATCGACGACATTGAAACCGAAGAACAAGGTATTTCAATGGAAGGCGACGAGGAAATGGCCGACGAAGAAGGCGGCGAAGACTTAGAAGATCGCGTAGTTGATCTTGAAGACAAACTCGACGAACTCATGGCAGAATTTGAAGCTCTAATGGGCGACGAAGGCCAAGAAGGCGAAGACGAAATGGATATTGAAGTTGGTAGCGATGAAATCGAAACTGACGGCGATGACGAAACTGAAATCTCAGACATGGACACAGAATTTGAAACCATGGAAGGTGCAGAGTTAGAAGAAGCGATCAATTTGAAAGCGGCTCCTGCTCCAGTTAAGTCTGAAGAAGGCAATATCAACAAAAAATCCACTGTTGCTGCCAACAGCGGAGCAAGAGGCATGGACGGCAAGCCTGTAATGAGTTCTGATACACCTGAAAAAGGTCGCCCAGCTCCTACAGCTAAAGATTTGATTAGCGATGTGCAAAATGCTCCTGCAAAAAGCACAGTTAAGCAAAGCCCTGCTACCAAGCCACATCTAGCACAGGCCACTGGTGTAAACACCAAAAGCCCAGTAGCTTAATAGGTTAGTTCAAGGTTATGGCTCGTTACCTCAGAGAACACCTTACTTTTGACGCCGCTCGCATTGTTGTTGAGGGCGTCGACGGTAAGGACCTTTATATGAAAGGTATTTGCATCCAAGGTGGAGTCAAAAACGCCAACGAGCGTGTGTATCCAGTGAATGAAATTGAGCGTGCTGTTAAAACACTGAACGAACAAATCAACGGTGGATACTCTGTTTTAGGTGAAGTTGATCACCCAGATGACCTTAAGATTAACCTAGACCGTTGTAGCCATATGATCACAGAAATGTGGATGGATGGCCCCAATGGATACGGTAAGTTAAAGATTCTCCCAACGCCAATGGGTAATTTGGTACGCACCATGTTGGAGAGTGGTGTGAAATTAGGAGTTTCAAGTCGCGGTAGCGGAAACGTTAACGAGGCCAATGGACAAGTCAGTGATTTTGAAATTGTCACTGTCGATGTTGTTGCCCAACCCAGTGCGCCTGGCGCATATCCCACAGCTGTCTACGAAGGTTTGATGAACATGAAATATGGTCATCGAGTTTTAGAAATGGCCAAAGATGCTGGGGAGGATAACAAAGTACAGAGATACTTAAAGGGCGAGATCTCTCGCTTGATTAAAGATCTCAAGATTTAGGAGAAACGCATGCTAGATGCCATCAAACCGTTACTAGATAGCGACCTGATCAACGAGGAAACTCGTACAGCAATCTCAGAACAATGGGAACAAAAGCTGAACGAAGCTCGTGAAATGGTACGTGCAGAACTCAGAGAAGAGTTTGCACAACGCTATGAGCATGACAAACAAGTGATGGTGGAAGCCCTAGATCGCATGGTAACAGACGGCCTTGCCGCAGAGATCCAAGCAGTGCAAGCTGAAAAGCAATCACTCGCAGAAGATCGTGTCAAATTCAATGTCAAGATGAAAGAATCAGCCACAAAGTTCAACGACTTTATGGTTTCTAAACTTGCTGAAGAAATTGGCGAACTGCGCAAAGATCGTAGAACACACAACGAATCAATCAATAAACTTGAAAGTTTTGTTGTAAAAGCATTGGCTCAAGAAATTCGTGAGTTTGCGGAAGACAAACGTGAAGCGGTGGAAACCAAAGTACGTTTGGTACGTGAAGCTCGCAAACAACTTGAAACATTAAAAGCAAAGTTCGTAAAAGAATCTGCGCAGAAGATGAGCCAATCTGTAGCCAAGCATCTCAAGGCTGAACTTAGCCAACTACACGAAGACATTAAAGTTGCTCGCGAGAACAACTTTGGTCGTCGCATTTTTGAAGCATACGCAGCCGAATTTGGTGCAACTCATCTCAATGAGAACACAGAAATTCGCAAACTGCAATCAGTTATTGCTGCCAAGGATGAGAAGTTGTCTGAAGCCATCAAGTTCACCCAGAAAGCAAAAGTTCTGGTTGAATCAAAAGAACGCGAGATTCGCATAATTCGTGAATCCAATGAGCGCAACAAGCTCATGGACGACTTGCTTGGTCCTTTAAACGAGGAAAAAGCAGGAGTTATGAAGAATCTGCTAGAAAACGTTCAAACATCCCGTTTGAAAAACGCTTTCGAAAAATATTTGCCAGCTGTACTTGCAGATAACAAACCAGCAAAAGCTAGATCAGTGATTGCTGAAAGTGTTGTTGAAGTAACTGGTGATAAATCTGCAAAGGTTGTAGCGGAAGATCGCAGTAATGTGATCGATCTCAAACGCCTGGCAGGGCTTTAATCTTAAGAAGGAAGAAGGAGACATTATGTCACAAGAACTATTAGAAAGCCGTTGGGACGAGACCAAAGAAGCCCTCATGGAAGGTTTGCAAGGTTCCCGCCGCAACACAATGGGTGTGGTATTAGAAAACACTCGCAAGTATTTGAAAGAGAACGCAACAGCTGGTTCTACAGTATCTGGTAACATCGCTACATTAAACCGTGTGATTCTGCCAGTTATTCGACGTGTTATGCCAACCGTTATTGCTAACGAGTTGGTTGGTGTTCAGCCAATGACAGGTCCAGTAGGCCAAATCCACACATTACGTGTACGTTATGCTCAGAGCTTGACTGACAACTCAGCCGCACAGACATCTGTAACAGCTGGCCAAGAAGCTTTAAGCCCATTCACAATCGCTCAGGCTTACTCAACAGTGCCCAAAGACGAAGGTACAGCAACCAGCTATCAAGGTGCCGCTACTGCTACTCTTGAAGGCAACGGTGGTAAGCAAATTTCTGTTCAGATTTTGAAACAAGCTGTTGAAGCTAAAACACGTAAGTTACAAGCTCGTTGGACATTTGAAGCCGCACAAGATGCACAAGCTATGCATGGTATTGATATCGAAGCAGAAATTATGGCTGCTTTGGCA